CCTATAATGAGGAAGTTTGAATCACTATTGAGTGAATTTGATATGGTCGGCTGGACTGCAATACAAGGTAATAGAGATTCTATTAATGCTGACACAGTAGATTCCACTATGATTGGTGGTTCTATCAAAAAAGGTCAGATTGGTCACTTTATCGTTTCAATTGCTAAAACCTTAGACCAAAAGGAAATAGGTCGTGCTAATATGGCCATACTGAAATCTAGATTTGGTATTGATGGTATTGTTTTTACTGATGTCGAGTTTGATAATGGTAGAATGCAAATTAATATTGATGATGGAGGTTATTTGAAAGCATCCGAAATGGGTGATTACCAAGAAGAGCAGAACAAAACACGTGTTAGCGACTTAATGAAAAATAAATTTAAGAAAAAAATGGAAGAAAAATCACAATTATAAATAAAAATAGATAGTTATTAATACAGATAAACTAAAATAAAAAAAACAATAAACATGAGTAAGTATTTAAACATTGACAATGGTAATAGGGATACCAAGTTCCCAGTTCTTCATGATAAACTATGGAAGTTCTATAAGAAACAACAACAAAAGATATGGACCGCAGAAGAGTTAAACCTATCTAATGATACCTTAGAAGGTATACCAGAAGGTGAAGTGGTTATATTGAAAAACCTATTGGCTTTCTTTGGAGTTTCAGATACTCTAGTTCAAGATAACTTAGCTGATGAAATCGTATCAGAGTTCTCAAGTGTTGAGGAAATTAAATCAAATTACGTTTATCAAGCTTATATTGAAGATGTTCATAGTGAAACATATTCTCTATTGATTGAACAATTGATTGAGAATGAAGAAGAGAAACAAGCTATGTTTCAAGCCATTCAAACTAACCCAGTTGTAGCTTCTAAAGTAAAGTGGGCGAACAAATGGCTAGATAACGGTGATATCATACAAAGATTGGTTGCGTTTTCTTTATTAGAAGGAATGGGATTCTCTAGTACATTTGCTATACTAATGTTCTTTAGATTAAGATATCCTCAACTAACTGGTTTAGGTCAGGCGAATGAGTTAATATTACAAGATGAAGTATTGCACATGCATTTTGGTATTAACATGCACAACAAATACATCAAGAAAGAATTTAGGTTACCACCTGAAGAAATTAAAGAGATGATTATGGGTTGTTATGAGACAGAAAAAGTTTTTGTTGAGTCAATTTACAGTGGTTCTTATGTACTAGGACTACCGAAGGATAAATTAATCCAGTACATTCAGTATGTGACTGATAGTTTATTAATGTACTACGATATTGATAAAGTGTTTAGAGTTGAACAACCATTTGACTTTATGGCGTCATTCTCGATTGTAGAGCGTCAAAACTTCTTTGAAACTAAAGGTGGTGAGTATAATAGATTAACTAATATTGGTGGTGATTTAACTACTGATGACTTTTAAAAACAATTCAATGAAAATAATTAAAAAAGACGGTAATAGTCAAAACTTTAACCCTAATAAGGTTTTAACTAGAATAAAAAGGACTGCTAGAAACTTAAATTTAAGAATTGATGCAGATAAATTATCACAAAAGGTCATTCCACAAATACAAGATGGGATGACCACTAATGATATTGACAACTTAATTGTTATTGAATCGTTAGGGTCGGTATTTTTACACCCAGACTACTCTATGGTGGCTTCAGCTATTGAAATTGATAATTTACATAAGTTGCACAAATACAAAGAGTTTAATATTGAGTTAGATTACTCTAGAGATTACTCTTACGATTACTTAGCTTGGGCCACATTCAAAAAATCATACAGGAATGGTGATGAATTACCTCAAGAAATGTACGGTAGAATTGCAACTGAATTATCTGAGAGCAAAGAGGATGCACAGTATTTGTATGATATGTTATCTACAAAGCAGTTAAACTTTGCAACACCAATTAACTTAACTGCTGGAACTGGTGCAAATAACAATAGATTTATTTCATGCGATATCAACTTCCTAAAAGAAGATAGCCTAGAGGGTATTGTAGATACACTAGGTGAGTTAGCTAAATCATCTAAAGATGGTTCTGGTATTGGAATATACATTGGTAACCTCAGAAGTTCTAAAAGCAAGGTAGGTGATTTTAACGGTAATGCAGCTGGTATACCTAGATTAGCAGATTTAGCTCAAGGTATTGCTAGATTCTTTAATCAAAGAGGTAGAAGAAATGGAGCGTTTGCTTTATATGCACCAACATGGCACAAAGATATCATTTCTCATTTAGAGTTAAGACTTAATGAAGGTGATGAAAGATTAAGAACTAGAGATATTTTCAACGGTGTGTGTGTCGATGATTTATTCATGGAAGCTCTATTGGAAGAAAAGGATTATTATTTATTCTGCCCTAACGATATAGTTAAAGCTGGTTTAAAACCTTTTTATGAGTGTTCACCAGATGAATTCAGAAGTGTATACGCAGAAGCTATAGAGTTAGGTTTAGGTGAAAAGATAAACCCAAGAGACATTTGGAATAAAATATTAATGTCTCAAGCTTCAACTGGAACTCCATACGTGGTTTACATCGATTCTATTAATAGGAAGAACATGCAAGAACACTTCGGTAATATCAAAAGTTCAAACTTATGTGTAGAAACACTTTTATATGCTGATAAAGACGAAGTAGGTCAATGCGCTCTAGGTTCTATTCCACTTATGACGTGTAAGGACATTAGAGAGGCTTCTAGAGTGTTAAGTTACTCAATTAACCTAGTAATAGATAGAAACGTTTATTCGACTGAGAGAGCCGAAAAAGGAGGTCTAGGACAAAGAACTATCGGTATCGGAGTTGCAGGTCTAGCTGAGTACCTATATTCTAGAGGTATGTCATTTGAAAGTGAGGAAGGTAAAGAAGCTTTCAAAAACATTATGAGAGAAATTTACCTAGGTGCCGTTAAAGGCTCTCAAGAGTATTATGAGAAACATAAAAAGACGTTTAGAGATTATGACAACTCATTGTACGCTAAAGGTGTATTTAACCCTCAGAAATGGGGTGTTCATGAACATGAAATTGACATGACTAAACCTGTAGCTAACAGTTTATTTACAGCTCTTATGCCAACGGCATCATCATCTAACCTATTAGGTTGTACTGAAATGTTTGAGGTGCCACAAGGTATGGTATACAGAAGAAAGCTGGATAAAGGTGAATTCGTAGTAGTTCAAAGAAACCTAGTTGAAGATTTAGAAAAGATAGGTATTTGGAATGAAGAACTTGCTAAGAGAGTAGTAATGGCAGGTGGAACAATTCAAGGTTTATATGACATTCCTAAAGATATAAGGGAAAAATATAAAACAGCTTATGAGGTGTCTCAAAAGAAGAGAATTGATATGATTAATCATGCGTTCCCTTATATTGACCAATCAACGTCACTTAATTTATATTACCAAGACGGCAATTTCAGTAAATTATCAGCTGCGTTGATACATGGTTGGAAGATAGGTAATAAGACTGGTGTTTATTACACTAGAGTACTTAAGAAAGACGCTGAAACAACTAGTGACTTATTCATGAGAAAAGACACTACTCCTGAAAAACCAGAGGATTCAGATTTCGAATGTTTCGGGTGTTCAGCTTAAAGCAAAATAGTAAAATAGATATGTAAAAGGTGTAAGATTAAGTTCTTACACCTTTTTTCTTTTAAAACTTTATTTATTAATATTTATTAGTAAAATAGAGTATGGCTAATAAATCAATAAATATAAACTTTCCTTTTAGAGATAGTGACAAGGGTTTCTTCCTAGAATTAAATACTGAAGATTCTAAGGCTATCAAAGCTGATTTATTACATTTAATACTAACCAATAAGGGTGAACGTTTATATCTACCCGATTTTGGAACAAATTTACGTAAATACTTATTCAACCAATATGACGGCATTACTGAGGGTGATATAAAAAATGAAATAAGTGAAGCCGTTAAAAAATACATCCCTAACTTAAAAATTAACACAATTACATTTGATGAGGCACCTCAAAGCCAATATGGTGTAGTAGTCAGAATTGATTACACGGTTAGTGAAGACGTTTTTGAAACCCGTGACTTCCTTATCATACAACTTTAAACAGATACTACTTATTTATCGTTTTAAAAAAAGAAATGCATTTATTTTTTTTGAAAAATAAGTATATTATATTTATAATAAAAGAATTATGGGAAAAGGAATTGCTTATTCTAGCAGAAATTTCGCTGATGTCAGAACAGAACTAATTGACTTCGTTAAACAATATTATCCAGATATACTATCGGACTTTAACGACGCTTCGATAGGTATGTTATTAATTGAATTAAACGCTGCTGTTAGTGACATGTTATCAGTTAACACAGATAGAGCGTTCCAAGAAACTCAAATTGATTATGCTCAGCAAAGAAATTCCGTTTTATCTATGGCTAGAACCTTTGGTCTTAAAATACCAGGAAAGAGACCATCTATAAGTATTGTAGATTTTTCAGTTACTGTTCCAGTATTAGGTGATTCGTTTGATTCTAGGTATGCGCCAATAATCAGAGTAGGTACACAAGTTTCTGGTGGTGGTAAAATATTCGAAACTGTAGATGACATAGACTTTAGTAATCCTTTCACAACAGGTGGTATACCAAACAGATTAATAATACCAAACTTAAACAGTAATAATAACATAGTTAGTTATACTTTAACTAAAAGAGAAATAGTGTTAAACGGTGTAACAAAAACATTTAAGAAAACAATATCAAATGCCGACATCGTACCTTTCTATGAATTAATTCTACCTGATAATGACATTCTATCCATAACTTCAGTAATCACAAAAAATGGTACTAATTATAACGAAGAACCAACTATTGACGAATTTTTAGATTTTGATAATAGATGGTTTGAAGTTGATGCATTGGCTGAGGACACTAAATTCGTAGAAGACGTTAATGAAGTTTCTGATAATGTAGGTATAAAACCAGGTAAGTGGATTAGAATAACTAGGAAATTTTTAAAAGAATATACTGATAATGGATTCGTTAAACTATTGTTTGGTGGTGGTAACGAAGACATCAATGCGATAAACGACTTTGACATTGATAACACATTAACAGATAGAATTGGTGATTTTATAAATAATTTATCATTAGGTGAAACTTTAAAAGCTAACACGACCGTATACGTACAATATAGAGTAGGTGGTGGGTCAAATACAAATTTAGGGTCTAATACCTTAACATCGGTAAATCTAGTCGATATGTTTGTTAATGGCCCTGATACGATACAAAACAACTCAGTGAGGCAATCATTAACGGTAAACAATCCGATACCAGCTTTAGGTGGTAGAGATAAACCATCAATAGATGAGATAAGAAACCTAGTTAAATATAATTTTGCGTCACAAAATAGGGCTGTAACAATTAAGGATTATCAGTCTAGAATAAGTCTAATGCCAGGTGAATTTGG